TCCAACGCAGAGGTATCAAAATCGAATGGGTGGAGGTGCAGTCATGAAGTGGGGTGGTAAAGCAGTACACAAGTCGCATAAGAAAAAGACTGCACAAGGCGACTCACACAACAGAATCAGTCTTAATATGAACAAAAACAAGAAGCGTTCCTTCAAAAAGTACAGAGGACAGGGCAGATGATAGACGGACACGAATTTACAATTGGACTTGTTCTATTCAATATAGGACTAGCAGTGGCGATACTATGGGTAAGGTAATACAGTTCCCATTAATCACCGAAGCAACAAGACTAGTGGAGGAACTCCAAGTACAGGAAGAAGAAATCAAAATGTGCTTGGACGACCTACAGTCTTTAAACGAACACATAGTAGAGTTGACAATGGAGTATGAAGAACTACTCAACAGACTCTGCACAATTAACAACATCAAATTACCAGAACAAGGAGACAAAAATGACTAAAAGAGCAAAGCGTATGGAAGATGACATCAAAGACATGAAGCATAGACTTGAATTAGTAAGAACAATAGTGCCTGTGCTAGTATTAATTCTACAGGTTTTTATACTTGGGAGAATACTATGAAGAAAGGCAGTATGCAATATGACCAGTATGGTCGTAAAAGAAAAGTATCTCATCTATACAAAAGTAAGAAAGCGAAACCAAATTTTGATGTACAGATGAAGAAAAGATTTAGAGATGTGAGTGATATACCTAGTATGCCTGTTGGAGAGTATAAAACTCCAGAGGACAACTCATACAAACAAGACATCAGTAAGCAGTATACAGTATCAATTGCTTACAACAAAGGTGCGTACCAAGTGATACCAAAGAAGGAGATAAAAGACATTGGCAAATAAAATATATGGAAACGGAAGACACTATGCAGTAGGCATGGAAGCAAATGGTAGTAAAATCAAAAGCATACAGTACCCGATTGACACAAAACCTAAGTACGAACACTGGGAGTGTCCAGCAAGGAACTGTAAACACATGACAATCTACCTAGAAGATGGAACAATACTTCGTGATGATGAACTTATACTGAAAAAGCAGTGGGATGCACTGCAGAAAGCAGAGAAGTTTATATCCGAAATCAGTGGAGGAGTGGCGTAATGAGTAAGATTAATGACTACGCTAAGTTCGTAGACCAGTGCACATCAGAAACCAGTAAAGATACGACCAAAATGTGTGATAGATTGGACAGATTGATGGGTGACCACACTATGTTTCAAGGGAAAGTAGTTGAGTGCGAAATCGACATGGCAAGATTGATGACTGCACTGATAGGAATGATGGCAGAGAGTGGAGAATTTGCTGAGATTGTGAAAAAGAAAGTATTTCAGAACGATACACAGTTCACAAACGACGAAGTTTTTCACATGAAAAGAGAGTTAGGTGACGTACTTTGGTACTGGGTTCAAGGATGTATAGCATTAGGATTCACACCTGACGAAGTAATGGACGAGAACATAAATAAACTAGAGAAGAGATATCCGAATGGTTTTGAAGTGATTCGTTCAGAAGTAAGAGCAGAGGGAGATATCTAATGCTTTTAACAGGAGAGTTTGATATACACATTATACAAGCATGTAACTTAAGTTGCAAGAATTGTTCTGTGTTAGACTTTAAATTTGGAGATGACCAAGAAGGGAAAAATGTAAACACGTTTATGACCTACGAAGAGGTTGTAAAACAGGTAGAATTGATTAAAAAGTGGGGATATCAACTAGAAACTCTTAAAATACTCGGAGGTGAGCCAACAACTCACCCCAAGTTTCCTGAAATCGTTGACTTTTTGCTAGATTCAAAGGTCGCCAAAGAGGTACATGTTAATACAAATGCTTTAAATATGACTGAAGAAGTAATTAGTGCATGTTCTAAGTTAGATAAAGTTCTAATTAGTATATATCCTATAGTAGATGTACACACTCCTATTCTATCAAAATGGAAAGAAAATGGCATGGTAAAAGAGTTTAAAAAGACACATTTAAGCGTAATATCATCATTTGAGAAGTTCGGAATACCACAAGACGGTGTAGAGTATACTCATAAAGGTAACTGGGAACAGTGCTGGACAAAGTATAATTGTAGAACTATTGTAGGAGAAACTATGTATCAGTGTAATGTGTCATACGCTAAAAGAGAAGAAGGCATGCACATTTCTGAGTGGGGAGATAGACTAGATACAATGCTAAACTTATGTGCAAAGTGCCCGTACCCACCAGCATACGAACAATGGAGTAGTTTGAAACCTAAGAAGGATTACAGAAACCTTCACAAAGGTATCAAATTATGGGAAGATTATAACAATAAAATAAAAATTAAGGAGATTTAACATGGCAAATCATGTACACTTTACAATTCAAGTAGAAGGAATTGAAGATGAACAGTTCAATGAGGCAGTACTAACTGAGCAAAGAACTGTGAAAGATTATGAGGGCAACCCATATCAAACAACAGAATATGCAGAAATAGAAAATCAACCTTTCATGGAGAGAGTACATAAATCATTTGATAAAGATGGTCATCTAGAAAAATCCTATGACTGGTACTGTGACCAAGTAGGTGCTAAATGGTGTCACATTGAGGAATGCCAAGATAAGTTTATCGCTGGCTACAGTGCATGGAGACAACCACACGAATTAGTACTAAATGTAATAGAGTTCTACGCTAACAAGTACAATACTGAAGTGAGTGCAAGTATGACTTATGAAGATGAGTTCAGAAACTTCATGGGTAAGCAATACTATGGAAGTGATAATGCTGAAAGTGAGTGGGTTGCTTGGGACGGAGACTACAACGAGACTGATGCAGATGAACTTATGGCATCATTTAACGAACTATATCCTAGTATTGATACAGAACACGAAGACTTTGATTACTACGGAGAGTATAAAGTTGATGGAGAAACTATTTACCCAAATGAAGTGCTAGATGAAATAGCAGATAAGTTTTGGGAGGATTGCTAATGACTCAATATAACGATATAGTAGAAAAGCGACGTCTTTACCTAGAAGCAGAAGACTGGGGTAGTAAGATATGTCAACATTATTCCTGTAAAGGTGGTGGAGATATAGGATTTGGAGAAGGCTACTTTGTTTATTACAACAATGGAGCAGTACATAAAATGAACAAGAAAGGTTTTAGTATAGTACAAAACCCAATGTCAATTGAGGAGGTCATAGATGCGTATACTAGAAAGGATAATTAGTAGGTTTCTAGAGTGGTCATTCAAGAGAGAAGCAGCAAAACAATGGAGAAACAGAAATAATGGCAATTAATTACACACAAGACCAAGTAGAGTATATAGTAAACGAGTATAGATTAGAACCGACTAGAGAAACTGTGGAAGAATTAGCAGAAGAACTTAACAAGAGTGTGAAATCTATTATAGGAAAACTATCAAGAGAAGGAGTGTACAAGAAAACCGAGTACACAACCAAAGCGGGTGAGAAGCCAGTTACAAAGTTAGAGTTAGTACAAGAATTAACAGAGAAATTACAACTACAGGAATGGGAACTAGCAGGACTAGAGAAAGCACCCAAGACTGCATTAAAAGCAATATTAAAAGGAGTAGCAAATGAGAGTATGTAAATTAGTGAGAGCTGGAGAGAACATTCAGACAATAGACAAGCATGGAATGTATGCAGAAGTATTAGAGCTTATCGAAAGTCCCAGCGGGTATAAAGCAAGACTAGAGTTTGCTGATGGACACAAAGACTTGATATCAGTACGCAGACTAAGAATGCTACAGAGTGAAGTACCGAAGTCAAGAGGAAGTTTCTGGGACTAAGGGAGAATCACGTCAAATTAAGGGGACTCAATGTCCCTTTTTTATTGTCTTAAAAAATTTTGAATTGGCACAAGTTTAGTAAACTTTAGATGAAGTTTTAGTAATTAGTGTTTAGTGTAGGTTATAAATCCCAGAATTGGGATGTTTGGTTTCATTGTATGATATAGTTTACACAATCAGCTCTCTTAGGTTTGACTAATTAGAATATCCGTTCAGCACATTTCTTGGCGAAATGTGATTCTCGGATTCAATTCAAGGATTAGTCGAGTGAGAGCAGTTAGTGGTTTGTGTTGGTTAACTATCATAATTTATGATATTATTATATCACGACTTTCACCATAAAGCAAGAATTATTTTTCTATGCAGTATGGCATTGCTTATTGTCGTAGGTTGAAATTATAATAAAATATTTTTTAGAAGGATATATTTTCTGTTTTTGGTAAGATTGATTCTATGTTTTTTATCAATTGAGGTACTACATCTTTTGGAAATTGTTTATCTAACTTCTGCT